GGAGCTTCTTAAGCTCCAAGATGGACTTTGCAATCCCATCGTACTACCTTACTCAGTTGTAGACACCCTCCGGGGATTTGTAGTGAGTTGCTTTTACCTTTATCAAAAATAACTATGATACGACAAATTAAATATAATACACTCATAATAGTATTACGGTGGATTACTTTAATCTGGTTCCCAATGGTGCCCAATGGTCTTGATCATGTTAACTTATTCGTGAAAACGGTAAGTAAACTTGAGAAAGATAATGGATCTATCTTTGCTATTAACCATCTGAAAATGATCAGACGTCTCGTATGTTCCCATTTATCTGGAAATCCAGAAATGGTAACAAAGGAGTTAATAATAGGAATAAATAAATCCAATGGACTTCCTAAGTCAATTACTCATTTACACAAGTTAATTGAGTCAAGAGACATTAAGTCATTGAGATTTGTATTCACGTTATTTTCAGTATCGCGGTTACTTCCCGGTTCGAAACCAATTGATTTAACAACTATAACAGAACCATCTAAATCTAGATACCAATGTGAATTGGAAATCGAGAAATATATGGATGATTTCTTGAAAGAGAATAAATGGAATCCAAGATTCCTTAATCCTTTAACAAAAAGTCATATCTTTTATAGTGCTAAATCTGGTCCGAATGGACAAGCAACGCTTACTGCCCTAAGAGATATCCACTCAATGCCAGAAAACTTGGTTAAAGCTTTACTTGACACTAATATTTCTACACTCTTTAAGGAATATAAAGATTTGCTCTCATCACAAAGAGTAGAGAAACTATACATTGTTCAACGATTCTGGAGATTTCTAAATATGCCCTTTAATATAACAAAGAAATATGTTAAAGAGGTGCATCTAAAAGATTCACCGCTTAAAACAGACTCAAAGTTAATTAAAGAGATCATTTCTTTATATAATCGTAAAACGTTTACACAAAGATTTGAACACTTCATGGATTTGATCAAGGAAGAGAAACCAAACTGGTCATGGATTAAACCCAGAAAACTGAGTGTAATCCCTGATCCAGAAGGAAAATCGCGAATTATCGCAATTTTCGATTATTGGTCTCAAAATTTCTTGAAACAAATTCATGATGAGCATTTTAGATTTCTCCGAACCTTGGAAAATGATAGAACTTTTACTCAAGATCCTATACTCCCTTTACC